AGCATCACTCAGTATAAATGCACCAAGCATTGCAAGTAAGAATCCTATCCAGCGCCAGTTGTTTAAGTTTTTATAAAAACGTATTTTCATAATGTTATTATATGTGATTAGACTAGGTATGTCAATTGTTTTTTTAGGTGCGCTAAAACAACGCATGCTTGAATGTTGCGTAGTGTTACTTATCTTAGTAATTATTGTAAAGTAAATAACCTGACTTTAAACATATTACATGGGTCGCTATTAGCCTATAGATCCAAAATATGTAAGTGTCACTGTCCTATTTAATAAATAACTGTGTAAATCAAGAGAGCGACCTCAGCTCACTAAAAATGAGTGGCACTAGGAAAGACTAGGGCGGCTCGCGCCTTAAAAGCAGATGACGGTAGCAAAGACTACTGACGCCAGGAAAAGACCTGGGGTATTGCTTTCCTCAAGCAAAAACAACATGATAGGAGAATGAAGATGACTGAGAAGTTATTTGCAGGACTGCGTGTGGTTTTTGGATCACGCAGTAATGAACACTACAAGCAAGAATTAAAGTCTTGGGCAAGAAACGAATACGGCAAAGATTGGATGTTCGCATACAATTATATGTTGGAAAACGACGGTAAGCCACCGCATGCAGGAATATGGAGATAAAAATAATGGCACAAAAAATAAAAACACTATGGGCAAACTTTACAAAGTCGCCTGAACAAAAGTATCTAGAGCAGGCAGTGGACCTTGTTGATCTTGAACAAAGAATTAAAAAACTAAGCGTAGAAAGAATGAGAGGTATTTGGTTATGAGTACTATCACAGCAACATATTGCTACTTCTGCGATGCAGTAGCAGAATCTTTTGAAAAACTAATCAAGGTAACTGCATCTATTGGAACTGCACAAGCAGCAAGTCGTTTGGCACAACAAGGCTATTACAAAGAAGCACAGGCATTAATGAACACACTAAAGGAAGAAAAGTAACATGAAAGATATATTAAAATCAATAGCAATAGCACTAAGTTTATGGATGGTGGCAAGTGGAATTATACTTGCATCAACAGTTGGATATGCATTAGCAGAAACAACAACAATCGAAATGCTTAACAAGCGTGACGATGGCGCTAAGATGGTATACAGTCAAGACATTGCAGAGATTGCAGTAGGCGACAGTATCACATGGGTACCAACTAGTAAAGGTCACAATGTACAGTTCATTGCGGCACCGGAAGGATTTGATATCCCTAAGAAGTCAAAGAACTCAAAAGAAGTTACTATTGAATTTAATACGCCCGGCGTTTATTACTATCTATGTACACCACACAAAGCAATGGGCATGATTGGTCTTGTTGTTGTAGGCGGTGATACATCAAACAAAGATGAAGTTGCTAAAGCAAAAGCATTAGGTAAAAGCAAAAAGAAGCTCAAAGCATTACTAGCGGAGTTAGGTTAAGCCTAACTTTCGCTCAGTAATAGTAGCAACAATTTGTTTTGCTGTACTATGTGAAGATGGCATTAGACCAACAAGTCAAAAGAAAATTAGAGTGGAGACTTATGATGTGGCCTTATACAGAGGATGAAGCAGAATTCTATAACAAAGCACCTTAGGGTGCTTTTTTATATTCTTACCATCCAACTAGGCGGATCACCAAATGCCATTCCAGCAAGGAGGAGCATTGTTACTAAAGCAAGTGTAAGATATACAATGTTTTCATTTAGTGTTTTTGTTTTTTGTGCGTGTGAGAATGCAGCAAATAAGTCAGGACCCATTAGTTTAAATACCATGACTACGCCCATGAACTTTACCCATAATATTAGCATGGTACCCATCGAACTCTCCTCAAGAATATTTAGTCACAAAAATAGGCAGTTTTTACACTGCCTATCTTTAAAATTAAAGTCCGTTTGGTACAATTACATAGTGAATCATTAAAACAATAGCAAGACTTGCACTTAGTCCAATCATCATCTTACCAAAGTCTCTGCCCACTAAAGGAAATACACTTCGTGTTTTCTTCTTGCCCATGAAACTTGCAATAGCAAATTCACGCCCGGCTAACATACCCACAAACACCCATGTTGTACTCATTGGAATGTCGTTTAGTTCCTTAAAGAAGAATAATATAATCCAGTAGAACAAGTCAATGATTGTAGCACTACGCACATAACGTGTGTTATGTTTTTCAAGTACAATCTTTTGGATCTTGCCTCCACCTTCTCGGAACATGTAAGCAAGTCCGCCTACAAACACAATACTAATTAAAACCATTAACGGAATGTCTAGTTGCCGCGGCAAGAACACAGCAATATTTGCCATGTCATGACTTAACCAAGTCCACCATAAGAAGCCTGTGGTTATCCACTGCCCTATACGCCAATAACTTTTGTGTTCTTCTTTCACAGGCTTTGTTTCATCTAAGTAACGACTAACAACATACCAAATAGCATATGCTGCAGTTGCCGCTACAACGTAACCCATCATGCTTTTAATAAGCATCTTCTCTAGTACAAAAGTACTTGCAAATGCACTAAGCACAAGAAAACTTGTACTAACAGGCACACCTACTCGGGTTAACAACAACAATACAAGTGGTGCCATTGCGTGATACCATTGTACTTCTACAAATGGTATTCTGTTTAGTCGACCATATGATATGTCACCGTACATGTAGTATCCGTACCATAGTGCCCATAATAAAACCGCTGAAGCAGCGGCCCACATAATTTTCCAATTGAATCTCTCATTATTTGATGCAATCCATGTACCGAGAGTTTGTACTGAATCGTTTGCTATCACAGCATAGGCTGCGAATATGAACCCAAGAAAGGCCCATAAGGTGAGTGCTTCCATAATTTTCTCCTTTGCTTGACGGCTTTACCCCGTCGCTCACAATGTTCTTTTTATTTAACTTTATTGTAGCATACAAAGATTACAGTTTCATTAAATTTTTTCAATCCAATCGAAAAAATTAGATTTAATTTTACTTGCAAATATTTGCGTACCCTCATAACTAGGATGTGTTTCCCACCACAGATTCTGTTTTTCTATTAATGACCATACAAAAAATGTTTCACTAATACGTCTTGCAAGATCAGGGCTTGGATTTACATCTAGTAGTTGCATCCAACGATGAACAATATCTGCACCCCAGCCTGTGCGTTCTTCCCAGCCATCAACATAATCATAACCTATGCTATCTATCAAATATCTTTGCCAACTTGGATGTAATACTGTAATATTACCTCTATGTATTTTTTGATCAATATCGGCATGTCCTCCTATGAGTGCAACAGGTATACCTATACTGTTAATTAAATCTAATATTGTATGATTAAGTTCTGTATACGCTTTGTAGTTTGTAAGTTCTGCTTGCGTTAAAAAGTCTTTCATAGCAAGTTCGCCTGCAAGTTCTATCTCTACAAGTGGTTCAGCGTATACCCAGACTATGCCCTGAACTGGTTTATTTAATTTTTTCCCAAGTACGATTTGTTCCTGCACTCTAGACAAAATTTCTATGTTTCCTATTGCACATTTAGAAACATCTATAGCAATAAGACCTAATTCTTTTTGTAGATTGGTAACTGGCGCATTTGGTTCAGGAGCAAAACTAGTTTTAGCAAAGCTGGAACCTGCGTAAATTATATTCTTCATAATTTTATTGTTGAACTATTTTTCTGTAATGTATGTATATATTACTTATTAAAATAAATACTGTTGGAGAGAATATTCGATGGAGTTTTTAGAGCTAGTCGGGGACGTAGGTTTCCCCATTGCTGGTGCAATAGCAGCCGGTATATTTGTTTTTGTAACACTGCGTTTTATTCTTAACGGTGTTACGAGCAGCGTAAACACCCTAAAAAATATTATTGGTGCACTGGATAACCGTGTGCAGACAATGAACAACGACTTAGTTAAGATAGACACACTGCTTAGTTATGTGCTGCATGTACGTCCTAACATAGATCGTATTGCCGCGAATGAAGGCAAGGATGATGCAAGGAAAGACTAATGGATGGAGAAGGCGTTAGAGCAGGCATAGATTTTATATATCATATGCGTGAACACATAGTAGACGTTGCAGTAGCAACACTGTTTTTCTTAACAGTATATGCCACTGTGCTATGGATTAAAAAGAAGTTAGGATAATCAATGGACAATACAGAAGGTAAGTTTGAAATAAGTGTAAGAATACTAGGTAACGAATTTGTTGCAATAAAGATTGCAGTGGATGATATGAAACAAAAATGGATTGTGCTAGGTCTTATTAGCATAGTAGCAATGGCTTGGGCGGGCAGTATGTTTGGTCCAGCACTGGTAGGTATGTTTGGAGCCTAATCAAAATTTATTAGTTGATGCTATTAATCAATATGGCTTTCCAATTATTGCAGCATGTGCAATGGGTTACTTTATCTACTTTGTTTGGAAGTGGGTTACAGAAGAGATTGATCCTGTTGTGGGCAGTGCTATGGGTACGCTTATAGGACTGGTAGATCGTGTGCGCATGTTGGACAATGATATGATCCGCCTTAACCAGAAACTTGCAATGGTGCTGGAATACAAAGAAGAGATTGCAAAAACCAATCCAGAACTAGCACAAAGTTTAGATGAAATACTCAATGACAATAGAACAAAGAGTCAAGGATTCGATAGCACTGGCAAAAAATAATGTATCTAGCAACAATGACAATAAAGAAAACACATGAACACTTAAAGCACATGTGGGCTCGTATAGAACTTGGTGAACAAAAATATAAGCGTCTTCTAGAACAAGGCAATGCTATTGAAATGGTATGCAAAAATTCAATTAACATGCCTGACGTTTATATGGATGTAGACATATACGCAAAGTTTAGGTCAGAAAAAGAAAAAATGTGGTATATACTTACTTACTAGTTGCTCGGTATATTCCATCCCAGTCTGCAGGTTTGCCTTGAGTCAAACGCTCTATCATCTTATCATAGTACTGTGCCATTTTAGGGGCAGCACGTTGATACTTTCTGTAATCTCTTATACAAACATCCCAATTACCCGCATAATAGTTCTTTAAGAATTTGACATGTTCAGGTGTTTGTTTGTGTACTGCATATATACGCAAGGGTTTTTCTTTGCCCTTGACAGCAATGTTATCTAGTTCCCACCAATCAAAGTCATCTTTTGTTGCAGCAACAGTGTCAGGACCCACAATCAACAACACACCATAACTTTTTGTCTGTGATTCTAGTCTTGCAGCAACACTTACAGGATCACCCAAGCAGTCATAGCCCAGTTTCTTTTCACTGCCTATGTTGCCAACTAGTATTTTGCCTGTGTTAACGCCTGCACCCAAACCTACACGGGGCGGCGCTGGACCAGGATCTTCTCCTCCCACTGCTTGTAAACGTCTTTGTTCATTGAACTGTTCACAGGCATCAATCATTTCCAGTGCAGTCTGCACTGCAGTCCTAGCATGGTTTTCGTCATCAAGTGGAGCACCATGTATGTGCATACTAGCATCACCTATGTACTTGATCATTGTGCCTTCATTGCGCATCACAGGTTCAGTGATTGCAGTCATATATGAATTAATTGTTTTTGTAAAGCCTTCGACATCTGCGCCATAACTTTCACCCAGGCCTGTAAAGTTACGCATGTCAGTCATCACACAACTTAGCACCTTTTCTTCGCCGCCTAGTCGTATTAGGCTTGGATCTTTTTGTAGTCTTTCAACAACTGTTGGATTTACATATGTGCCAAACTGCTTTTTGATCTGTTGCTTTTGGAAGAACTCTAATACAAATCTGTTGAACACTGCATGGAAGCCTGTTATGACAGTTGTTATCAGTGGCATGGTGCCATCAATTAGAAATAGTTTTGTTGTCCACGCATAGTAAGGTGCGTACACAGCACCACCTGCAAACACAAGCACTGCACCGCCTACAAACCAGTAAGGTGTAAAACGTGCAAGCACAACTAAAAATAGACCCAGTATGCCTGTTGCTGTAAGTTCTGCAATACTACCCCACCATGGACGTGTGATTTGATCAACATCAATCATTGTTTGCAATGTGATTGCTGCTGGTATAAAACTGTACTTCTCACCCACAGGTGTTGCAACCATTGTTGTAGTGCCTGCTGCTGTTGGAGCAACTATGACTGTGCGTCCAGCAAAATCACCGAAGTCATCACTTGCTGCACTCACTGTTTCGAACTGTTTGTTATAACGCAACCATATTCGTGCATTGGCATCTGTGTTCACAATTG